CACAAGAGCGAACTTTAGAAACATTGTAGAGCCTTTTTTAAGAGAAGTACAAGGTAGACGAGGTATCACAGACTTTTTAGTAGTATGTGATGAAACTAACAACACAGGCGAAGTAATTGATAGAAATGAATTTATAGCTGAGATATTTATTAAACCAGCTAGAAGTATCAACTTTATCACATTATCATTTGTCGCAACAAGAACCGGCGTTTCGTTTGACGAAGTAGCAGGTTAGTAGAGGAGAAATAAAAAATGGCAAACATTAATGACTTCAAAGCTAAACTTGCAGGCGGTGGCGCAAGAGCCAATCAGTTTAAGGTAACTTTACCTTTTCCTGGTTATGCAAGTGTTGGTGGCGAAATAGAAGATATGGCTTTCTTATGTAAAGCTACTTCTCTTCCATCTATGACGATAGGAAATATAGATGTGAAGTTCAGAGGTAGAGATATTAAGATTGCTGGAGATAGAACAATAGAAGCGTGGAACGTAACTGTTTACAATGATACAAATTTCAGACTGAAGAATGCGTTTGAAAGATGGCAGAACGGTATTAACAATATGACTGACAACGAGGGTTTAACTAATCCAGTTGACTATCAAGTTGATGCTTTTGTAGATCATTTAGACAGAAACGGTAATACTATAAAATCTTATACACTGAGAGGGGCTTTCCCTACTTCAGTTGGTGGGATTCCATTAGACTACGAAACTACTGATGCGATTGAAACGTTTGAGGTAGCTTTTTCATATCAATATTTTGAATCGAATACCACAACTTAATACAAATTGAAATATAGGGGCGCTCTAAGCGCCCTTATAAATATTATTATAATGACATTATATCATAACCATCACAAGATACCCAAACATATGGGTGGATCCAATGATCCTGAAAACATAATTAAACTAACTCCTTATCAACATTCCTTGGCTCATAAAAAGTTATATGAGGAACATGGTAAATTAGAAGACTATATTGCTTGGAAAGGACTATCTGGACACGTTGGTAAAGAAGAACTAATAAGTTTAAAATGTTCTTTAGGTGGTAAAAATTCTACGTCTCCTAATGGAGGAAAGGCGTGTAAAGGTATTAAGAAAAAATACAAAGTTTCTAAAGAAGAATTGTATATGATACGAAGTAAAGGGGGAAAACAATCCTCAAATAAAGATTATAACCATTGGACAAATGGTAAAGATTTCAAGTTTTCGAAAGAACAACCTGAGGGTTATTCTTATATCAAACCCAGATTTCAACACCTGGCTGCGATATCAGTTAGTAAAACTTATTGGTGGAATGATGGCGTGTCCCACAAAAGAAGTAAAACCTCTCCAGGATTAAACTTTATTAAAGGAAGAATTAATAACGGTAATTTGGGTGGGATAAGAACACATATAAATAGTATGAAAGGAGCGACAATATAATGGCTGAATTATTTGGTTTTAGTATTACAAAGCTAAAACAAAAAGCGGATCCAAAACAAAGTTTTACAACTTCACAGGCTGATGACGGAACACAAACCGTATCGGCAGGAGGACACTTTGGTTCTTATTTGGACATGGAAGGTACTGCCCGTACTGAGGCAGATTTAATCCGTAGATATAGAGAAATAGCACTACACCCAGAATGCGATATGGCGATTGAAGATATTGTCAATGAGGCGATTGTTGCTAATGAGTTGAAAGATGCCGTAAGAGTACAGTTTAGTGACTTACCTTATGGAAAAGAAATAAGAAGAAAAATAGAAGACGAGTTTCAGGAAGTTTTAAGATTAATGAACTTCAATACGAAAGGCCACGACATCTTTAGAAGATGGTACGTTGATGGTCGTGTATATTATCAAAAGATTATTGATAGAGAAAATCCTAAATCAGGTATTACAGAACTAAAGTACATTGATCCTAGAAAGATTAAAAAGATTAGAGAAGTCAGAAAGAAAAGACCTGATGTTCCTAGTCCATCATCTTTAAATAGTTTAAATGTTGTAGATGAATACGTTGAATACTTTTTGTATAATGAAAGAGGCGTGTCAGGAACTACTGGTACCGCAGGTATTAAGATAGCACCAGATACGATTGCTTTTGTTCCATCAGGTATTATAGACCAAAATAAAAACATGGTTTTATCATACTTACACAAAGCTATCAAACCTACTAATCAACTACGTATGGTTGAGGACGCAGTGGTTATTTACAGAATAGCTAGAGCACCTGAAAGAAGAATCTTTAAAATAGATGTGGGTAATTTACCTAAAGCGAAAGCTGAACAATATTTGAGAGATGTAATGGCGAGATACAGAAATAAATTAGTATATGACGCTGGTACAGGTGAAATAAGAGATGATAGAAACTATATGTCAATGCTAGAGGACTTCTGGTTACCAAGTAGAGAAGGTGGCAGAGGTACTGACATAACAACATTACCGGGTGGACAAAACTTAGGTGAGATGACTGATGTTGAATATTTTAGAGCGAAACTATATCGTTCTCTAAATGTTCCTGTAAGTAGATTAGAAAGCTCTCAAGGATTTAATATGGGTAGAGCTTCTGAGATTACAAGAGACGAATTAAAGTTTACAAAATTCGTACAAAGGTTAAGAAAGAAGTTTACAGAACTGTTTAATGATATTTTAAGAACACAATTAGTTCTAAAAGGTATCATAGCTGAACAAGACTGGCACGTAGTTAGAGACTGTGTAATGTATGACTTTATACAAGATGGACACTTTGCTGAACTTAAAAATGCTGAACTACAAAGAGAAAGATTAGCATTAGCAAATGAGATGAGAGACTACGTTGGTAAGTTTTATTCTGTACAATATATAAGAAAAAATGTTTTAAAACAAAGCGATAGAGAAATGGAAGAACTGGATAAACAAATCAAAAGAGAAATTGATGATGGTATTATTCAAAATCCCATGGCTCAAATACAAAATGAGGAGAAAAAATAATGAGTGAAGAAGTTAAAAATTTTGTTGACCAACTTGCGGCAGGCGATAACGCTGGTGCTGGTGAAGCATTTAAAGATGCTTTAAGAGTTAAGGTTGGGGCAACATTAGACGCACATAGAAAAAATACAGCAAGTAATATGTTTAATAATGCTGTGCCAGTACCTGAAGCAGAACCACATAGTGACCCTAAACCTGAAGTACAGGATATAGGAACATTTACACATGATGGACAAGTACAAGGTGACGGAGAGGCTGAATTAGATTTATCTAACGGAGTTGATGTCGATGCAGGTGAGTAGAATAGTTAAGCAGAATCTTTTAATAGATTCTACTATCTATAATAGTCTTTCGCCTGTAATGAAAGATGCTATAAAAGATGTCTTTAGTTTCTATGAAGAAGCTAAAGGTAATATTGTAGAAAGATTTGAAAGTGCAATTAAAGAAGTTGCTGCTATACATAATTTAGAAATAAAACAAATAGAAGATTACTTTGATAAAGAAGTAATCAAAAAATTAGGAGAGAAATAAATGTCAACGTTTATAGTAAAGGGTAGTGTTATAAACAACCCAAGTCAAAACAATATTGACAAAGCTCATTTTGTTAGACTCGTTGCAACTGGAGCCACACAAACAGTTCTTGTGACTAGTGAAGACAGTACAACTTTGGGCGAAGTCTATTTACACGCAGCGGGAGATACAGCAATTATTGAAAAAGCACCAACTGATAAGATTACATTTGCTAATGGTCATGCTAGTGCTGTAGGTTCACCAAGAAGTTAATTATGATTAAGACTACCAAGCTTACAGATAATAGTTTTAATATAATAGTTAAAGCGAATGGAGTGGGTAGTGAAGAAGAACAAACTTTGGTAGACGTAGTTAATTCAGATAATGCGAGTTCGGAACCAAAAGTTTCAATCGCAGATATACATTATGAAATATTGGGTACGGGTAAGTGTACAATATTTTTTAAAAACGATATAGAAAAAAAGGTAGAGATTACGGGTAGAGGAAACTACGGATTGAAACCAAGTGAAGATAGAATTAAAGATGCAATAGGTGATATTTTACTAACAAGTGATTCTAATGTTACAAGTTATAATGTAGTAATAGAGGCACAAAAAGAATCAGGATATACAAACTAATGGCTGACACAGTAACAACACAAACGATTTCAGATACTTCAGGTGTAAAATTTGTAACTAAACTTACAAACTTTTCTGATGGTACAGGTGAAACTTTAATTAACAAAGTAGATGCATCTACCCTTACTTTTATGACAGAAGATGGTGCAAGATCAATTGCTAGAGTGTATTATTCAATTAATACATCAGATAATAAGTCAGGAGTAGAGTTGATTTGGGATGGATCAACAAATGCTACTGCGCTATTCTTGTCTGGAAATGGCTTTATGGACTTTAGAACAGATGGTAATGGTATTCCAAATAACGCTGGAACTCCTACTGGAGATGTTTTATTGTCAACAAAGAATTTCGCAAATGGAGACAACTATACATTAATTGTAGAGTTTAGGTAAAGAATATTATAAATATATCTATAAAGAGAGAGAAAAATTTATGAAACTAATTTCCGAAGAAATAAACAACGCCGAGTATCTTATAGAAGAAACTGACGGTAAGAAAAACTACAAAATCAAAGGTATCTTTTTACAATCTGAGATAAAAAATAGAAATGGAAGAGTCTATCCAAAAGACATACTTGACAAAGAAGTAAGAAGATATAACATGGAATTTGTCAATAAAAAAAGAGCGTTTGGCGAGTTAGGACACCCTGACGGACCAACAGTTAACCTAGAAAGAGTATCACATATGATTACGAAACTCTATCCA